GTTGACATTTATGTTATTGCCGGTTGCGCCGATAATTTCGCGCAGCTTATTTGTCCCGATTACAAGCTCGGACCCGTTCCCGTCTCCGAAACCGTGGAAGCCGTTCGGCGTCGCAAGAACGGTCGGCCGTGTGAATAACATCGGGTTGTCGTATGCGTCTTTGTGCCATCTGATGTCAATACTCGGGGGCGTGCCCTGGCCGGCAAGACCCCATGGCGCTTTACCGCCGGTTACCACAATTTGCGGCACTTTGAGCTGTGGAAGTGACCACGAGAAATTCATCATTCCTTTGATTTTTTCGACAATGCCCGAGACCGTACTTGTAACACTGGAAAAAACTCCAGTAGCTACACTCGGAAGTGATAGCGAAAAATTAAACGCACCTTTTATTGCTGAAACAACCCAATCGACCGCCCCTTTTGCAACGTCAAGCGCTCCGGTAGCTATTGATGGAATTGAAAGCGAAAAATTGAACGCTGCTTTTATGCTATTTACAACGCTTTGAACAACTCCGAGAGCCGAGTTCAAAACGCTTGAAATAGTATTTTTTATGGCATTGAAGACGCTCGAAACGGTATTTCTCGCATTATTAACTGCGTTTGTAATTCCGGTAACGATATTTTGAAACGCTGTCCGAACTGCGGTCCATGCATTGTTCACCGCCGTTCTGATCGACTTCAAAATATTATCGAATCCGGTACTAATTGAGCGCCCGAGGTTCTTTGTCCATGCGACAACCTCGTCCCAATGTTTACCGAGTGCAACCCCGATTGCTATTACACCGGCAATGGCCGCAACGACAAGCCCAATCGGTCCGGTTAAAGCCGCAAACGCCGCGCTAATTGCGGGAGCCATCGTCATTATTGAGCCGATAACAGTTATTACTTTTCCCAAAATTGCTAAAAGCGGACCAACTGCGGCTATTATTCCGGCCACGGTAAGGATTGTTTGTTTTTGCCCTTCCGATAGCCCTTTCCACTTCTCGGAGACTGTCTTCACCGCTTCGCCGATTCTCTGAAAAATATCCGCAAGCGCTGGTCCGGCGGTGTTTACAAGCTCGGCCCCGATCGTTTTTAACTGATTCAAAACAACGGTCGTCTGGTCGAGCGGGCTGAGCGTTGCGTTGAACGTGTCCGCCGTACTTCCGAGCGCGTCGCCCAGGTTGTGTTGCGATTCGGTGAACATGTCCGCGCTGATCGTTCCGCTCTGAAATGCCGCGTACAGTTTCGGACCTGCTTTCGCTCCGAACGTATCGATTGCCGATTCTGAACTGCCGAGCGCTTCGGCGAACTTCTCCTGCATTGATACCCCGTCTTTCATGGCGGCGGCCTGAACCTTTGACAAGCCGGTCATAACGACCGACGTATCAATACCGGACTTTTCAAGCGTGCCGAGCACGTTCGCGGCGTCAGCCGCATTCAGTCCGAAACCCTGAAACGCGGTGGCGTTTGAAACCATAAGCCCGGACAATGTGTCCATGCGGATACCGGTATCTTGTCCGACTTTGTTCAGCGTGTCCAGAACGGCTCCCGCGTCCTCTGCGGAAAGCCCGAATGCGCTCAGAACCTTTTGAACGGAATCAATCGACGAATTAACGTCCGTCCCGTTGATCTTGGCGAACTGTATAAACTGGGTCGACAACTTCTCCAGCTCGTCGCCGGTAAGCCCGAAACGAGTATATACTTCGCCGATCGCGGTTCCGGCGGCTTCGAAACTCGTCGGAATTGTTGTCGCGATATTCTGGGCGCGGTTCTGCATGTCTTCAAGCGCCGCCCCGGATGCTCCTGTCTTTGTGACGACAATATCCAGCCCGGCGTCGACTTCTTTCCATGCCGCAACGGAAGCGGCGGCAACCCCGGCAAGCGGCGCCGTAACGCTTTTGGTTAACCCCTCGCCGACTGACGTTATTTTCCCGCCGACGTTCTTCAATGCATCGCCGGCTACACTTACCTGTTGGGCGAATACTGAGCCAAAATTATTTGATTCCTTTTTTAAGCTTTTTAAATTTTTTTCAGTTTCGACAAGTTCCCGCTGCAGGGCGTCGTACTGTTCGCGATTCTTGTCCGTAATGCCGGCGGCTTCCATTTCTTTGAGCGCCGCTTTTAGCGCTTTGGACTTTTCGCCGGTCTGCTCGACTGCTTTTGCGAGCGTTTCCTGTTTCTGCCTTAGCAGGTCAGTGTTGCCTGGGTCCAGCTTCAAAAGCTTGTTGACGTCTTTCAGCTTTTTCTGTGTTTCGTTTATGGATTTATCGGCTTTTTTTATAGCGTCAACGAATTTCGACGTATCGCCGCCGAGCTCGATTGTTATTCCTCTAATTCTTCCACCCGCCATCGGCCGTTCTCCTTTTTAAAATTTATCAAAATCGGACTGGTCGGCAATTTGTGAGTATTTCTCGTTGTCGTTTGATCTTTCGATATACATGTCGTTGACCATCCCGACTTCGAGTTCTTCCAGATCGCCGAGCCGCAGTCCGAGTTCTACGCAACGTAATAAAAACAGACCAACCGTTAGCGGCCGATCTGTTTTTCTATGTTTTTTTTTGATTCTGATTTCTGCTCGAGGTTCAAATTCCAAAGCCCGAGGATTTCGGGAAGAACTTCATAAATGGAAAAGAACTCGAAACGCTCCAGCCACTCGGCCGGGTCGTCTGGAATATCTGGGTCACCCTGTTTCGCCATAATGTACGCGATTTTTTCAAACGCTTCAAGCGATCCGATGTCCATCAAGGAAACGGAACCATCCCCGCTTTCCGTGGCTTTTGAAAAGTCCTCGGTCAAGCGTGCGATGTCTTTGAAAATGTCTTCATGGAATCGCGCACGATACCGCCACGGCGTCGCGCCGTTTGCTTCAAACGGAACGGATTTTCCGTCGATTAAAATATTCTTTTTCACTTTTTGAAGTCCTCCCAAAATTCAAAATGTTATTTGCCTTACGCCGGAAGTGTTACCTCGGTGAACCATGCATTGTACTGCGTCGGGCTCTTTGTCGCGTCGCACTTACCTTTGACAAGATTGTCCGAAATTCTCGGCATTGCGGAAATGTTGAGCGTTTCTGTCTGCGGGGTGATGCTATCTTCCTTTGTCGCTCCGCTCACGGCGGCACGGGAAGCGGAACAACGCAGGAAAGAATGCCGCACGGCGTTCTGATCGCCCTGAAACTCAAACAGGAGCGCGAACTCTGCCGGCTCGGTGTTTGCATACTCCCACATAACTTCGTTGGTATCTGTGGTTTCGCCGAGAATATCGGTCCGGAAGCTGTCCGGAATAAGTGCAATCTCCAGTGTTCCTTCGTAGCCGTTATTCGCTGTTCCCTTCCAGTAGATAACGTCGTCCGCGTAGAAATTGTTCGTATCTCCGGAAGCGTCCGCCTCGAGATTTACTGCACCCGGAATGCGAACCGGGGTGCCGTATGTCTCTTCCCCGTTTGTTCCGTAGGTCAGCTTTGCATAATAGACATTTTTCAGTCCATATTTAATTTTGTTATCAGCCATGAATGTCTCCCAATGTGTAAAAAATTTGGAACATTTTCTCCGAGTTCAGATACGTTTCGGACTTGTTCCAAAAAATCCCGCTATTGTTCAATACGGTTTCAACTTGTTTTTCGGTTTCGAATGACTTCTCCGCCGTGTAAAGTTCCAACACCGGCGACAAGATCTCGACGTATACCTCGTCGTCTGCCGGCATGTTCTCCGAGCCCTCAAAATACCAAACGAAATACGGCAATTTAGGCGCCGTATTCTCCCGGAATGAATAGTAAACGTGGGGCAGGTCGATTGCGTCCATAATTGCCACAAATTCGGCTATTTTCATTTCTGCAGTTTCCTTTCCAGTTCTTCCGGTAACTCTTTGACGGCTTCGCGTTCAACGGGCGCGATATGTGGGAATGCCTGGGTCCGTCCGCCGTTTCTTTTGAGGTGACCTTTTTCAAGTAACTGCGTCAAGCCCGGTGCCTTCGCGTTATAAATCACGGCTTCCGTACTATAACGGGTCGATTCAATTTTGCTCGTAAATCCCTTTTGGTATCTATGAGCATTTCCAACCTTGCTTGCTTTCAACTCTTTAACAGCGGTTTTTGCCGTGTCTTTGACTGTCTCCCGGACCGTCTCTTCGACGCTTTCCCGGTAGTCGTCCAGAATGGAATTGACCGCTGCCGCAAGTCCGCCCGGCGGTACTCTCTTAGACATTGCCCTGTCTCCGTTCGGCGTACAGTTCGATGGAATCATTCCGCCCGATATATGTCCGGTATACGGTGTAACGGTTGCCATGATACTCGACGATGTTCTCGCCTGCATAGTCAAACCGAAACATGGTAAACCTGAGCTCCGGGTTCAGCCCTTGCCGGGCTCCGTCGAACCATTCCTTCTCGGTAACAGAATCGACACGCGCGAAAACTTGGCGGCTGGTCTCGTTCGCGTGTTGAACGTTGAACGCGTCGGTCGTCCATGTCTCCGCCACAAGATTTATGAGTTCGCTCCGGTCCATTCCGTGTACCCCGTGGCCATCGATAATTGCGCTTTTTGCTCGTCGTAAGAAAGTTTTAACCGTGTGAAGACGTCGTTCTCCACCTGTCCGAAATACATTTTCACGTACGTATTAACGGCCTGAACAATTAGCGGGTTAGTCAGGTACTCGGCGCCCACGACGTCCAGATCAATTCCAGCGATTCCGAGGTCGGCAAGGCACGCCGAAATAAGACCCCCGATTTCGCTGTCGAATGCGTCCGTCGTGATTCGTAAAACGATCTTCACGTTTTCCAATAGTGTTTCCATTTTCGCCGCTCCCTTCGTGAGTTAAACGAAAAAGCCGGATTATTTCGCCGGCTTCTTCGCTGTTTTCTTTTTGTCCTTTGCCGGCGCAGTTTCTTTCGCCGGTTCCGGATCTTCGATAACTTCCACGCGCCCGGCAAGGAACGGAAGCTCCCGGCCGTCGATCTCGACAACCTGCCCCGCCTTTACCGTGAGCGTGGTATCTTTCAGGATTTTAACCTGCATCAATTATTCCTCTGTAACAACCGCGAAACCGTTCGGCCGTACAAGATGGATAGCCGCGAGAATCTTTCCGACGATCTTCACCAGATCCTGTTCGGCAAGGCTGTTTTCGTCAACGATGAACTTGAAGTCCTCACCCTCCGGGAAGTTTGCGACAACGCCGTCAAGATCGCCGACGAGCATTCCGGTAACTGTGTTATTAAACAGAACCTCCATGCCGTTGAACGGGTCCTCAATCTTTGCACCGGTTGTAGCGCGTGCATTCATAATTGCCGCGTAGTTGGTCTTGCTGATAATGACGACCGGATTTGTAGCTTCGTCGGACAGTGCCGCGAAACCTGCCATGGCGGCGGTGTTGTCAATCGGGTTTGTAACCTTTGCGGACAGGGTGGATGCTTCAATCTCCGCGACGACTGCATTCTCAAGCGCAACGGCGAGCTGATGTCCGAACTCGTCGAACAGGTAGTCGAGGAACGCGCGGCCCTTCAGGGCGAGAACAGTGTCGCTGACGCGGATCCATTTCTTGAAATACTTAGCGACGAACTCGACATAAGCGAGGGTCAGTGTTTCTTCTGTCGGGGCGTTTGCGCCTTCGGTATGCTCTACGGCTCCGGTTGCGGATACTTCATAGCCGACCGAGTAGTTGCCCTGAACGTAAACCTTACGAACGCGGGACAGAATGGAGGATTTGTCCCAATCGGTCCAGATGTAGTCGTCAACGATATCGGATACTTTAACGGTACCGTTTGTTGCGTTGGTGCTGAGAAGCATTGCGCGCTGTTCAGGTGTTGCGCGTCCTTTCAGATATTCCGCCAGCGCGTCTTCGAGCTGAGCTCTCTTTTCAATTTCCATGTTTTCTTTTCTCTCTTCCTTTTCTTCGATTTCTTCGACCGGCTTTACATTCAGACCGGCCACTTTTGCCCGCAACTCCTTTTCACTGTTTGCCCGGGCTTCGATTTCGGCGGCGCGTGCGTTGAGCTGGTCAACCTCTGCGTTCAGCGCTTCGAGGTCGGCGCCGTCTGTCTCGATTTCATTTTCGATTTCGGACATTCTGGTCTGAATGTCGTCCATCTGCATGTCCTTAAACTCCATAAAAACGCCCTTTCATCATCTTTGCTTTAAGCCGTACGATTTCGCGCATTCTTTCCGCTTTCAGTCGCTCCGCTGTCCGTCTTTCAATCACTCCGTCGAAATTAGAACGGAAAGAAACGCCGATATCCGTTCCCGGGTTTGCCGGGAATGCTACGGCGGAAACGTCATAAATCTTTTTTACGCGTGTGATAATTCGCGTAATGGTATCGCCCTGTTCCTCGTATCGGTCCGTTTCCGGCTCTACAACGAACGAAAAGCTCATCTGGGTATAGTTGCCGACGTCGATGTCTTCGAACATTTCCCGGGCCGCTTCCGTGGCTCCCAGGTCGGTTCTGGTAAAAAGTCCGTGCGCGTCCGTGCTGAGTTCAATTAACCCGTTCTTCGTACGCGCGAGAACCTGTCCCTCATGATCTCGTAAAAAAACAACGTCGGTTTTGTCGGCGTTGTCGAATGCGGTCGGCTCGATTCTTTCATAAAACTGCATGCCCCCGTCTTCGAATAGCAGATACGGTTCGAACGTTGAAGCATACCCCGTGACGATATAACTTTTTTCCCCGTCGCCCTCGTCGCGCTTCTCAAACGCGCCAAGGTTGCGGTACTCTCTGTCGTTTTTGATTGCCATGTTTAAACCCCTTCTTTCGTGAATGTTCCGTCCTCGTTCAGTAGGTAGTATTCGCCCCTGATCGTGTACGCCTGCCCGGCTCCCTCTGGAATCGGTGGTAGGTTCCATATTTCGCGGATTTCGTCGCGGTTAAGAATGCCACGGTCGGCAAGCTGAGCCGAAACGTTCAATTTCTCCGTCGTGCTCATGTACTGCAGCCGATTTGCTGTCAGCATGACGAACGACCCGCGCTGGATCTCTGATTCTGTAAACGTCGCCGCCGTCACGGTCTCGGAAAACTGAATGGCGAACGGCTCGACAACGCTCTCATAAAACGCCGCCCACGCGTCGCCGTACGCTTTCGACTGGAGAACGTCTTCATTGATTCCAAAATAGTTGTAAACGTTGCGCCGGATCTCTTCCTGTTCCGCTTCCGGTACCGTGTACGACTGCGGGTCAATCTGCCGTATGTCTGTGTACGTGTTCGGGAATAACAGAATCCCGCCGTTGTTGTCTTCGCTTTTCAGATTGGCTTCCGAAAATCTGATTCTTTCGCGTTTGAGATCTTCGGTAGAACTGAAATTATTAACGCGGGCGAGGAACCTGTAGTGCGCGCCGTTCTTGACCGCTTCTTTGATGCCCTCGTCGTTCAGGTGCTCCAGCTCCATAACAGAATCGAGCGCGTTGTTCTTCTCTCCGAAAAAATCACTTTTGTATTGGAAGCGCGTCAAGATCGCAACGCGGGCCAATCTCTCCGCCGCTTTTTCTTTGTTTATAAACGTGTACCGGAGCCACGGTTCGCCCCTGTATTCGACGATCTCGCACTTTTTCGGCAATACTGCATAAATGCCGATTTGTTCCATTGAATCGTTATATACCGGAACAATAACGGCGTTGTTATGCATGTCGAGAATAGTTGAGGTCCTGTATAAGAACTGGCTCCAGCTCTGCCACGGGTTCGGGCGATATTTCAGCCGGTTCTGTAACTTCGGGTTCGCTGTCCCGATGATCTCGAACTTCAGCTTCGAAATATTGCGCGCCCTCGCGTCGATTGCACTCCGGACCAGCGCCGACTCATAGAGCTCGCCGTTCCACGTTGTAAAGTGTGGCTTGTATGCTGTCAGCGTTTCAAAATAACCGTCATTGTGCCGCGCTGGCTCGACGTTATTTTTTTTGAAAATAAAATCAAATAATCCCATTTTTTCACCTCGCGTTCGCAAGCTGTCCGCCGATCTCTGTGTACCATTTTTGGCGGACTGTCATTGCGTCAAGTAGCGCGGCCATTCCGTCTATGTGAACATTGGCCGATAGTTTTATTAAGCGCTTGCGCCCTGTCTCCGCGTCTGATTTCAGCGCTGAGTCGTAAAAATGTATTTTCAGCAGGTCGTTGTCTCCAATGTGGACCCGGCCGTCTTTGATAAGCCCTTCCGTTTCCATGATCGGCGCGGAAAGATTGAAACCCTGAAAAACGTCGTCCATATGGAAGCCGTACTGGCTCATGCTCTGGGTTAAGTATTGGCTGTTGTATCGGTCGTACCCAATCTTTAGCGGGTAGATTTCGTATTTCTCTACAAGATCGCGGAACCACTGAAAACAGTCGTTATAATCGACGAAATTCTCGCCGCTCAAATCCAAAAGTCCCCGCTGCTGGTATAGGTTGTACGGTATGCCGTCCCGGGCTATCATGTCGTTCAGTTTTTCCGCCGGCATGTAAAACTTTGAGAACACATAGAGCTCCCCGTCCTTTTCGATGACAACACAACACGAGGTGAGGTCGGTCGTGCGGCTCAGGTCTATTCCACCGACGCAATAACAACCCCGGAACGCTTCCAGACTGAGCGCCGGCCCGGTGCATTGTTCAATGTCTTTCGATTCTAACCACGCGACCGAGCTGTTCTGTTTTACATTGCAATACTTAACAATAAACTCCGCCTTTTTCGGCAGGCTCCCTTCCGCGATCGCGATTTCTTCCAAAAGATAATCCACGGTCACGGACACGCCCATGTTCGGGTTGCTCTTTTTTAACTCGTTGATGTCGTTCCACTTTTCCGGGTCGTCTATCATGTACAGAACCGGAAGCAGTCGGCGTTCTTTGCTGTCGCCGTTTAAGAATCGGGTCGAGCGCTTCAATAATTCGTCGTAGATCCCGTCGTTGATATAACCGGCGGTCGATGTACTGAACAAAACGGAATTTTTACGCGCGCCCATTCCGGACTTCATGACGTCGTATTGTTTCAGACCCTTGTCGCCTTCCCATGCGGCGATTTCATCGCATAGGGTGATAGACGGATTAAACCCGTCCGACTTTTTCGCGCTGAATGCGATTTTCTTCACCGTCGAGTTAGTCGCCGGAATATATAAATCCGTTTGCCGGTGCCGTTCCATCGTCGGGTCGTCTCCGTTTATCAGCCGGCCGTGCGGATCTCTCTGTTCCTTTTTCCGTTTCTTTTCCTGATACTCTGGGTCGAGCGTCGTCATAGTCCAGATGCTGTTATATGCGAGCTCGGCTTGGTCCAGCTTCGGCGCGACGTTATAGCATCGAACGCCGAACCCTTCCGTCTCCCATATGTACCGGATAATGGAAGCGGCCAGCAGGGTTTTTCCGTTCTTTCGCGCGACAATGAAAACCCATTCCCGGAACTGGCGGTTCCCGTACTCGTCAACGATTCCGAACGCGCACGAAAGAAACGCTTTCTGCCATAACTCCAACCGGAGCGGATTTGGGGCGAGGTCGCCTTCCGTGTGGAAACAATGCGCTTCTATCCATTCGACCGCGTTGTTCGCTTTTTTCTGATCGAAATAAAACGCCTTTGACTGCAAACCGGCGATAATGTATTCGTATATCTTCGTTACCCAACGGCCAGCGGTTATGCTTCCGTCTTTGATCGCCTGATAATACGCATAAATGTAATTGTTCGCCGTTTTGCTCACGTTCTCTCCGTTTCTCTCTGATCGTCTTCGGACAGGTCCGGAACACTTCGCCCAGGTCGGGTTGTTTCCGTCTATTTCCGGGCTATTTAGTCGCCCTCTGATAAAAAACAGTCAGCCGCACCGGTCCCGGGGCGTTCCGGCTCATTTTCGGACCCGGGGGGCTACCCGTCCGAGCTCGTCAACGCTGTATCGTCGGTTCCGTCCTTCGAGCTTCTCGTGCCGTTCTTTATGGCATTCACGACACAATGAAACGAGGTTCGCCGGGTTCAGACTCACGTCCGGATCGTTTATGTTGTCCGGCGTGAGCGGCTCGACGTGATGAACCTCTTCCGCTGGCGTATAAAGTCCGCGCCGCAAACAGTCCACGCATAGACCACGGTCGCGGCTCCAGATATACGCGCGGGTCTTCTTCCACGCTTGGCTCTTGTAAAACTTCTGGGCGAACTCCTGCATAAAACAAAAGAGCCGCCGTTCTCTTTCGGCAACTCTTCACGGTAACAATAACAGAAAACCTTTTGGACAATTTGGACAGCGCTAACTTTTTTCGAAATATCTCAAAATTTTTTTACGTGCCCGGTAGTAACTCGCGGTCCCGAATACCTCGCAGCTCGTCCTCTTCCAGTTGTACCCGAGTACATAATGCCATCGAACTATTGACCGAATGTCTGCATCTTCCACGCTATCGAGCCACGCTTCAATCTCCCGCACCGCGTGTTCCCATTCGTTCCGCTTCCGACTTTGTTTGTCCTTTAGTTCCATGATGCGCGCCACGGCTCGTTCTGTTGGCGCTGATGGCCCGGAACCTGTCCCGCCGGGTTCTCGTCCGTTCGGACTCTTTCGCACGTCGTACAGGGCTTTTATCTCGGCGTCCATTGATTTTATTTCAGCCATAAGCCCGCGGTACTGTTCCAACGTTTCGATGGTCACGCGTCGTCCCCTTGCGGTCGGTCCGTCTCGTCGATAATGAAATGCCCGTCCCCGTATTTGAACGAACGCTCCCGCTCTACCATTTGCTCAATGTATTTATATTTCATCGTGATTTGTACGCCCTCGGCCTGAATGCTCAACGTTTCTCCGAGGTTGTCCGACGTGAAATGGACCAGCGCTTTTTCTTTCTTGAACAGTTCGGGTCCTTTTGTCTTCGATACAAGCGCATTGATTTTTCTTATTAAGGTCATTCTCCGGTCTCCTTCGGCTTTGCATAAGAACAAAACGCGTCCTGGTTTGTGTTCTGTCCTGCCCACGCTACGCACCACGTTCCCTCTTCGTCGTTTCTAAACCATCGGCAATCCTTACACCGTATCACTTTCGTAAATTCGACTTCTTTGCCGTGCTTTGTATGAAACGTTATGCGGTCAGTTCGGTCAAAGTCTACATCGGTTATCATGTCCCACTGTTCTTCTGTCAGCGGATTGTTAAGCGTAAACTCAAATGTGTCTTTCATTCTTCATCCATCCTCGCACCGCATCGCGGGCAGTATAGCATTTCGGAGCGATACATTTTGTCGGTCGTAAATCCGCATTTAGAACACTCCGATACAGTGTGATAAATCCCTGCAATTATTTCATCACATACAACCCACTTCCCATGTCGCACTGGTTCTGCGTCTGTAGTAGGTAATTCCATAACTCCGTTGTAAATAGCTTGTAATACTTCGCCTATCGCTTTAGCTCTTGTTCTTCCTGCAACAGTAATCTCAATGCTTTCAAAGAATTCTTTTAATTCCTCTTTGCTTACATATTCACTCATGGTTCACCTCGTACGGTTTCGGCAACGGCATCCATGCTCTGACAAAATAAGTTCTTTCATTGCCTACAACCCACATTCCCTTGAAGTGCCATCCTGTTGTTGTATAACTAAATTCGGAATCTCCGGAATCATCGGTGCATGACACAATAACTTCCGTATCATCTTCCGGTAACCGTTCACTGCATGGAATCCAATGCTGTTCTGGTTTCTCTGTCGGCTGGTTCTCCATTATTGCGTCGATAGCATCGTTCCACCCTTTCGCGTATTCATTAACTAGGGCTGTGAATTTAACAATGCTCAATGCATTCGCATCAATCATTCGTTTCATTTTTTCCGCTCCTTTCGTTTTTGTTTCATTAGGTGCCGGCTCCAGTCCCGTTTCGGTTTACAGGACCGGCAGCCGGTTTTCTTTTTGCACTTCTCGCAAGGGTTCATGGTTTCTCCCCCTGTAATTGTTTCCGCAACGCTTCCACCTCTTCTGGCGTTGCTGGTTCTGGGTTCGGGTTCCTGATCGGTTCCGCGTTGTAATACTCGGGCAGGGCTTCGCTCCGGTTACGGGAGAAAAATTTCTTTTTAGTATTTTTCTTTACTTCTTTACTTCTTATATTCTTTATATTCTTCTCTTGTTGTTCACCTGTTTGTTCAGGTGTTTGTTCACCTGTTTGTTCAGGTAACTGTTCAGCGGTCTGCGGAGTCGTGTTTTTGGAATCTTGAAAAACCTCATATTTACGCACTTTTACGAGTGTTCCTCGGTGCGTCACCTGTCTGTCAATTTCTCCGCTGTTTTCGAGCTTCTCAAAACAACGGCGGACCGTGCTTTCCGATAGCCCGCAACGTTCAGCGAATGCGCGCGAACTTGTCAAAAATGAACCACGCGGAATGACCTCTCCGTGGTATCGGTAGTCCTTCCAGTTCGCCGCAAGTAGGCAATGCACCCAAACTGTGACCATGCTCGGGTCGTCTATCCATTCCCACTCAAGCAAACTCCGCGATAACTTAATAAAGCCCGTACCGTTCCGCCTGTTTTCGCCGTCGTTCTTCATGCTCTCGTACCTCTTTCAAAACTTGTTTTTTTATAATCCGGATTAATTCTTCCGGCGTGGTATTCGGACAGATTATGGACAGCGTTTCGGACCGGAGAAACTTTTCCGCTTGTAAAATCGTGCTTTCGATCTCGCTCGACTCTTTACCCATTGCGGCGGAAATGAGCGCTGCCTTGTAGTCCTTCACGACTTCGGCGACCCATGCGTCCGCGAACCGTATATAGTTCTCTATCGGCGCTTCCATGCGTTTTGGCATTAACTCCTGCGGGATCTGTGCTTGCCCTGAAAACGCGCCGGGAATTATGACAATAAGCCCAACGAACGCCGACGGGTAAACGTCGAGCACTTCCAGCTCATCGAACTTCGCATGGTAAGCACTCCGCATTGCGTCCAGCGTGTACAACCCCGCCCGGCCCGCATACAGGAACCCGGAGCCATGTTCGGTTCCAATCTGGACAACCTGCCCGCGATGATCGGCGAGCCACTGTCGCAACGTATTAGAACGGAAGCTCGTCTCCATCGTCGTTCAGCTCCCCTGACATGTCCGCACCTGGGATTGTGTCCGTATATACTGCGGCGCCGTTGCTCGGGTAGTCCGCTTTCGGTTTGTGGGCGTGTAGCTTCTCCACTCGGTCCGCGTATATGTCCGTCGTGTAAACCTTGCGCCCGCTGTCCTTTTCATCGTACGAACCGGTGCGGATTTTGCCCGCGACTCCCACGACGTCGCCTTTATTGCAGTATTTGGACAGGAACTCCGCCGAATGCCGGAACGCAATGCACCGAATAAAGTCAGCTTCCTTTTCCGCTGTCTCCCTGTCTACCGCTACTGTGAACCGGACCATGTGGTCCCCTTTTCCTGTTACCCTGAGTTCTGGGTCCGCTGTCAGTCGTCCCGTGATTGTAACGTTGTTCATTCTTCGCCCCCCTCTTCGATTTCAATTAGAACCGTAAGCCCCGGCCGGTCCCCGTACCGTTTCTCCGTGTCTCTGATCTTGAACACCTGAGAATCATCGGACCATGCGACGTCGTTCAGCCCGTCCTGAACGACTTTCAAAATATTGTCGATGTCGGGCTTTCCCGGGTGGATTTTCCCGTCCGCCGCTTTGATCTTTTTCCACTTGGGCCAGCTTTTCGTAATTGGAAATACGGCGCAAACGCTCAACGTAACCGGGTCTGCCGTCGGTACGTGGTCCGGGTATTTCTCAACGAATGCCAGCCGGATTAGGTTTTCATATTTCGCCGTCTTGTCCGGCGTAAATGCCGCCCCGGTTTTCCGTACAAAATACGGGCGCTGTTTGCCCATCGGTTTTCCCGGGACTGTGAACAAAAACGATTTCATTCTTTCTCCCTTCCTAAATACTCAACTGCGGCCCGTTCTGCGGTCGATAACTCCCAGACGAATTTCTCCCCGTCTTCCGGTTCTTCGACTTTTCTCGCCTTGTTTTTCGTTGCCTGAGCGTATGCTACGGAAAGACGGTCGGCTGCTTTGCGGCTGATAATGTAACCCCCCCCCGAATATCTGGCGGTCCTGTGCTTTCATGGCGTCCAGCGCTCTAATAAAAATGGCTTCATCTTTGGGCAGGTTCCATTCCACGCCGAACCGGGGTAACATTCCGAGGTCTGCGGCTGT